AAAGCCATGTAACACGCTTCACAGACATGAAAATATCGACGGGTTTTCATGTATATTCTGCACAAAGCGTTTCTTCGGTGAGATCCAATGAAAAAGCTGTTTGTGCAGTTTTAGTGTGCAGAAAATTCGTAACTCATTGAAATTCAATCATTTCCCACGATATCAGTGAGTTAGCCCGAAACGTTTAACAGACATCTACGGACGTGCACGGTCTTTTTTGTGCCCCTATCGGTGTCCCTACTTTCAAAATGCCCCCAAATTTGCCCCCAAAATTCTGATTCGATTAGCTGATTTGCGCGCACGTTTCCAGTTTTTAAACCTCCTGCTTTACTGCCCCCAACTCCCAACAGCATAATCACCGTGAATGAGTTGTATGACTTAATCGGCGTGCGCTATTTTTTTGATTACTGCTTGTTTGCATGGCATTACTTCACTCCCCTTTGACATTTGAGAAGGACTTTTATGAAACAATTATTCTCTCGCCTTCCGGAGGAATTCCTCCACACTCACCTCGGTAAATTCAGATTTGGATCCTTTGACGACATTCCAAAAGACGATGAACCGTTTGTCTACCCTAAGTTCAGCGACATTCGTTTCATTCTACCTCCAGTGTTTGCTCAAGAGGGTGGATGCATCATTTTTGCCGATGGTTTAAAAATTCTGGAAAGCATGGGGGATGAGGCATTTAACATCGACCCAATTCGCTGGCACAAAGTTAAAAGCTACATTGCCAACGGTATTGTCGAGTATCCGGAGATGACCTCGCCATTCCGTATCATGGATGGTCGGCACAGAACCCTGGCTCTTACTCAACTTTATCCTGGTATAAAAATTCCTGTTATCATCCCTCATAGCCTTCACAGTGAAGTTATTGAAACAGGAATTTTCAATAAAGCGATCGTTGAACCAATGCTTTAACTGGAGTAGATAGACAGGCAATGCATTGGTACCCATTTAGCGTGCTTATCTGTGCCTATACTTTCAGTCTGACAACTGGAGGTGCCCGATGTGTGGACGTTTTGCACAATCCCAAACCCGTGAAGAATATCTGGCATACCTGGCCGATGAAGCAGATCGCAACATCGCCTATGACCCCGAAACGATCGGACGTTACAACGTGGCGCCAGGCACAAAAGTACTGCTGTTGAGCGAACGCGACGAGCATTTGCATCTCGATCCGGTGCTCTGGGGTTACGCGCCCGGGTGGTGGAATAAGCCGCCACTGATTAACGCGCGCGTTGAAACTGCAGCCACAAGCCGCATGTTTAAGCCGTTATGGCAACACGGTCGGGCAATCTGCTTCGCAGACGGTTGGTTCGAATGGAAGAAGGAAGGCGAAAAGAAACAGCCCTACTTCATTCACCGGGCCGACGAGCAACCCATATTTATGGCGGCAATCGGCAGCACGCCATTTGATCGTGGAGACGAAGCAGAGGGCTTTCTGATAGTTACGTCCGCAGCTGGTAAAGGTCTGGTTGATATTCATGACAGGCGGCCACTGGTTTTGTCACCGGAAGCAGCACGCGAATGGATGCGCCAAGATATAGGCGGGAAGGAAGCTGAAGAGATAGCAGCCGACGGTGCAGTGCAAGCAGACAAGTTTTTCTGGCACGTGGTATCGCGCGCTGTGGGTAATGTTAAAAATCAGAGGCCGGAGTTAATCGAGGCAATAAATGCAATATAATCGAACGAAAAAAGAAATAGAATGATTTTATGCTCAAATCCATAAATCTCCATTGACATTATACACCACGTCACGTTACATATATTGAACATTCTTTATAAATTACAACAGCAATGACATAACCACCCAAAACACAGGGAGGCCAGAACATATTTTCTAGTGAAGACAATAAAGTCAATACAAACACCTGAGAAAATATTAACTTTTTTAGTTTATTCATCATAGCTAAAGCACGCCCCCCCCTTCACCACTCCCAACGAAATAAATCGCAAGACATTAATATCATTGATATTGGTATTTTAGAATGATATTCCTCTAATTATTCCTATTGATTGACATCACCTAACCAATAACGATTAGTCAAGAATTATTAACTTTTACTCCCCTTCCAAAATATAGAAAATAGTCCAGCAGTCATTATAACTATATTGTTCTTCATTTGGGGGTGATGTCCCCCTTTTTTAGTTTACATTGAGCTTATAGTAACATAATGATCACAAAACCATAAAGAAGGCACAAATAATCATTGATAAAATAGAATGTGGTGCCGGGTGCCTCCCGGTGTTTCTCTTCCAGTCTCAAGAAACGCGAGCATACTGCAAAATTTGACTGTTCGCCCCTCCGCTTAGGGGGATTCACCACATATTTAAACTATTAGATTTACGAAATCTAGTCAAAAAAAATAAGCATTATGCTTTCAGTCTCAATCATACATAATTATCTCCCGGGCTAAACATGCAATTTTTGGCACTTTAAGTATACGATGAAAAAAACCCGCCATTACAAAGCGGGGTACTGAAGGTTCAGAAAGGTTGTGTACCATAGCATTGCTTAGATTCAAGCATTTTGAGGCTAGTATAATTTTTTATTCTTTGCCAGGACTTAAAATTTTTGTATCGCTACTAAACGATAGCAATTATCTAACTACTGGCAGATCTGTTAGTCGAGTCGTATATCGAGGAGATAACATTTCACGCTTCATCTGCCACTGCTGCTGTATTCCCTGCCCGGCAAAGTAGAGAGTTCCTTTACCCTCTTTCGCGTTCAGGTGATCTAGCACCTCCATCAACCTTTTACTACCGGACCGCGGCGCGTTATCGTCAAAAAGGTTGAGCTGTGCCACGCCCTGGCTGAAGAAGTCACCTAGCATGATTCCGGCTTTCTGGTACCGGTGACCGTCTTGCCAGATTTTGTCCAAGCACTTTACTGCAGCGTTGATAATGTCACGTGAATCCTGAGTGGGGGTGAGAAGCTTCATTGATGCACTGTTGCCATAATATGGCTCATTTAGGGCAAAGGGTGATGTCTTCACGAACGCCGAGATAAAACGGCAATACTGGTGCTCACCACGTAGTTTTTCCGCACCACGGGCAGCATAACTGCAGATAGCCTGGCGCATTTGTTCGTACACGGTGACCCGTTCGCCGAAAGACCTGCTGCAGACAATTTCCTGCTTTGCTGGTGCAAACTCCTCCAGCTCCAGACATGGTTCGCCGCGCAGCTCCCGGACAGTTCGCTCGAGCACTACGTTAAAGTGTTTACGGATAATCCATGTGCTGTGTTCTGAGAGGTCCAGAGCCGTTTTGATGCCCATGGCGTTCAACTTCTTACTGATGCGCCTGCCGACGCCCCAGACATCCTCCACAGGCACAATTGCCAATAACCGACGCTGGCGATCGATATTGGACAAATCAACAACTCCACCCGTCTGCCTCTGCCATTTCTTTGCGGCGTGGTTGGCGAGTTTAGCGAGTGTTTTTGTCTGGGCAATGCCAACGCCAACGGTGAGGTGTGTACGCTTTAGAACCGTAGCGCGGATCTCCTTGCCGAACTCGGTCAGGTCCCGGCAGTTGCGAACACCTGTCAGGTCGCAAAAAGCTTCGTCGATGCTGTAAATTTCGACGCGAGGGCTCATTTCATCCAACGTTGTCATCACCCGGTTGGACATGTCAGCGTAAAGCTCGTAATTGCTGCTGAAGCAAACAACGCCAGCGCGCCGAAATAAGTCCTTTTGCTTGAAGAAAGGCTCTCCCATTGTAATTCCAGCGGCCTTAGCCTCGGCACTGCGTGCGATTACACAGCCATCGTTATTCGAGAGAACGACAACCGGGCACCCTCTCAGGTCAGGCCTGAATACGGTCTCGCATGATGCGTAGAACGAATTCACATCACAGAGCGCAAACATACTCAGCTCGCCGATTTGACGATGAAAGTAACAACGCCGAAAACGTCCAGCGTATCTTCGCTGCCTACAACAATCGGACTGTAGGCGCTATTCATTGGGATGAGTTGGACTGTCGGGCGTAGCTGCAGGCGCTTAACAGTGAATTCCCCTTCTACCGCGGCAATGACAATGTCACCATGCTCAGCAGTTCGCGAACTATCAACCACCAGCAGATCACCGTCGCTGATACCCGCCTCGATCATTGAGTCACCAGCGGCCTTAACGAAATATGTTGAGCTCGGGTGAGTAACCAGTAACTCATTGAGATCGATACGCTGTTCAACGTAATCAGCGGCAGGGCTTGGGAAACCACACTGCACTAAGTCACTGAAAAGCGGAAGAGCGATAATTTCTCGCAGTTCTGTTGGCCTGATGAATTCCATTATGCACACCCCAAACACTGTTTTTATATACAGTAGTTTTATTTCTAAGTGTCCGCAAGATTCAGGCCCTATCGTCACTGCTTAAAGCTTCGCCGTTTCGTTTCTAAGCTTCTCTCTCGTTTCGAATTATCTCTTTTGTAAATTTTTCTATAATGGCAGATTGTAAGCAGACCTGAGTGAGACAAAGCCAGTTGAGTACCTGCACGGGCTGCGGCTGAAAGCTAAGACTTCATGATTCCGCTTTAAGCTTCTGGAGCTCTTTCTGTGTTGCCTCCAGCTGTTTAATGATGTAGTTCAATGCCAGCACGGTATCAAGCATGATAACGTTGTTATCCAGTGCCAACGTATCATCAGCATCAACCCTGTTTCCTTCGCTATCAAACTTTGGCGCAGCAGGGACCAGCTTTACGTACTCACTATCAATCTTCATGACGTCCTGAGCGATTACACCTCGGCGAACTCTCTCACGAGGGTCATCGTTGTAGACGTAAGTTGCTGGCAGGAATTTCTTGATATTCTCGTATGACTGATAACCATCATCATATTTAATATCGTGCTTCAGCGTAATGTCACAGTTAGGCTGCTTTTGGAAAATATAGTTACCGGAAAGATTTCCACCAGCGTTGGCGTATATATCACCGTTTGCTGTCGTGAATTGAAATATACGTTGCCCGGCAGAACCACCATCCCCAAGTGTTGTTATTGCTACATCCGCCCACGAACTAGGCCCGGTAGCTATAGAACCAAGCCCTACTGTTGAAGAATATCCACCACTGCATTGACTATGCCAACGGGCAAAAGGAATAAACCCTGCATCATTATTAACGGATACGTTACCTCGAAAAAAAGAGATATTCCTTTGCCATGTGTTAATGTCTGACCATGAACCACCATAACCAGCCCCATCAGCTCCACACGAAGATGATTTGAATCTTTCATCGGGGTAAAATAAAAATGACCCCGCCGTACCAGCTCCGCTATTAACATTCAACTGCGCTCTGTCTAAATTAGTTCCGCTCCCTCGAACGCCGCCAAGAGACCAATTTCCGTTATACCACGCCCCTCCCACAGCGTTTACATAACCTCCTACACTACCATCCCCTGTGATGTTGTATAGCTTAACGGTCTTATCACCACCTTCCTGAGTAGATACGCCAATGCTGCTACCCTGAGTTACCATCAAAGTACCAGTTACATTTCCACCCGTTTTTCCATTTAACGTGCTTGTCTGGCTTATTACGGATGGCCACGATGGACCTTTAAAAGTTGTTCCATCTGGAAGCTTCACTGTGATGTTTCCGGCTGCACTGAAAACCTGCTGCCAGTTCTGTTTGTCGTAATTCAGTCCACGCAGCGCTTCTGCACTCTGAGCAACCAGCGCAGCAGTGACCATGTTCAGCGCCACGCGCGGAACCGCTGACCAGGCCGCGTCGGATTGAGTAGGTCCGGTAAAGTTGCTTACAAGCGTCAGCTGGGTATCACTATCTACCGTTTTTACTGGTAACGCGTACGGAACGCCGCCCACAGTAGAGACAATGAAGTCACCTGCAGAGAGTTCGGTTGCGAATGCAGTTCCGGAACCGCCAACAATAGCGGATCCATTTGTCAGGGTGAGTGTACCTGCCGACATAAAAAACTCCTGAGTTCAGATAATAAAAAACCCGCCGAAGCGGGTTCTTGTTTTGTTCATTTTGAACAGGTCGACCTGGTGAAGTTATTTTTGCTCACCCATCGCCAATTGAAGGGGTAGCCTGCTCTATATTCTGTCTGATTGGCTACTTTGCGCACATCGTAAATCTGTATCGACAGAACCTGACCACCAATAAGCGCTTCTGCCTCGCATAATGGTTCCTGCTTTTGCAGAACGGAACCAGAGCAAGCAGAAAGAAACAGGCAAAATGCCATCGCGAACATTATTTTCGTCATTTCACACCTTGGCTAGTTTTTATTAAGTAAAAACTAACGCAGCAGTATTGAAATATAAAATAGATATGACAGATCAATTAAGTGAATTTGATCGCTTAAAACGATCAATCATAGGCGGCGGTGTTGATAGCCGTCAAAGCTATTCCAGTCGTAGTCCCTCCCGCAGCAGAACCGGTAGCCGTTGTCGAAGGCGCGGCATTAATCCTGCTTGATGAACCATTAAACCGACATCCTGAGTAGGCTGTGATATTCACAATAGTGGGTGGTTTAGTGTTATTGTTCTGAATGATCTGGGAACCAAGAATAGCGGGAGCCACCGCATAACTCCCTGGCAAAGTGACGTCAATATTAATTCCACCTGTTGCAGCTCCTGGTGTCCCAACAGTCACGAGATCACTCAATATCCGACTCTCGTTTGTCAGGACCAGCTTTCCGGAAGCATCCCAGATAGCAAATCCCCATTTTGGCAATGTCTGTGGGAAAATGGCAAATATGTAAGCCGTTAAGGTATGTGCCTGTCCATAAGCATTGCTTGACCCAACAAGAATATTTCCCCCTGATCTTGCGGCAGTAACTACCGTGGGCTGAGCAGTATCACTCGTTTTGCAAAAAACCATCGCCGGATATGAAACGTCCAGAGCTATTGTTGCAGATGCACCTTGATATGCCCCGCTTGCTACTGAGTTAACCACTACCCTCCTGTAGAGACAAAATGGCGTGGACTGAGGCGTAATAAAGGGATTTCCATTATCCAGAGCTATCAGTGCGCCATAATCTGCCATTATGCTTTCTCCACAAAAACTACGAGCTCACATTCAGAGGCTGGATAGTTTCCAATCCCTGCGCTGTTTGCTGCTCCAAGAGTTATCGTATTTCCGCTGGCGACGATACTGCGCCCTACCGAGACCGCCCCCTTATCCAGAGAAACGACAAATCCGACCTTCATTCCTGCCGGAATGGTAAACGACCAGCTTCCAGAGTTTTGCCCCTCAGAAAGTTGAATACGTCCGACCACTGAAACTGGCTTAATACCATAATTGTTCGGATTGCCATTGGCATCCCATGTCTGAATGCCCCACGTCATTAAAATACTCCTGTAAGTTTACCAATCTGTACGCGGAGGACACCGTTCGCATCCCTGATGCTGTCAGTAACGTTCGTGGTCTTTCTTGCGCCCTGCCCATCGCTGCCGTAGTTTTCCCAGGTACCGCCTTTGTCCAGTTTCCACCCGGACTGCCCTGGTACGTAATTGTTGGACTGGATGAAGTTGCCAATTTTAGCATTGGTGATCGTGCCATCCTGAATAAACGCTGAGCTGATAAAGACCTGACCATTAACCACTGCGAACGGTGAATACTGGGTATCACCACTGCCACTCATCAGCACGAACTGATTAGCGTTAAAGCCAACCCTGGTTACTACCGGTTTACCGGCCTCAGCAAGCACAGCAATCGACATCCCGGCGTTGTAAATCACCCCGTTTATCCTCACGCCTGTTTTGAGGGTGTAGATTGCCGAAGCACCGGAGGCATCGACGACGGCTGTGAGCTTGTCTTCCAGTGAAGCGGTGACGTTATCGATCTGCGCCTGCACCTGTGTCGACATTTCGGCCATTGCCCTATCCACCTCAGCAATAGTCGTTTTCACAACCAGGATATCGGCGCGTACCTCTCCGTATTGCGCCCATTGATGTTCAACTGTTCCGTGGTTGGCCAGCGCGTTCTGCATTGCAGCTTCAAGATTGGTATCAATATCGCTGGTCAGGCGGTCGCCGTCGGCCGAGGTAAGGAAATCATCTGCAATTTCACCCAGATAATCATCAGCATTATCGTTAGACATCCCCCTAATCCAGTCGGTATATCCGGACTCGTTACC